GAATCGGCTCTGAGCTTATTGCTGCTTTTCAAAACGACAAAGATTCAAGAAGAGATTGGGAAGAAACCTACACAAAAGGCTTAGATCAACTTGGTTTAAAAATTGAAGAGAGAACTCAGCCTTGGAATGGAGCTTGTGGTGTATTCCATCCTATGCTCTCTGAGGCTGTAATTAAATTTCAATCTCAAGCTATATCAGAGATATTCCCTGCTAGTGGTCCAGTTAAGACTAAAATTGTAGGAAAAATTACAGAAGAAAAAGCTAAACAAGCTGAAAGAGTACAAGACTATATGAACTATTTGCTGACTTATGAAATGTCAGAATATAGAACAGAAACAGAAAAACTATTATTCTCTTTGCCTTTAGCAGGTTCTGCATTTAGAAAAGTTTATTACGATCCTAATCTTGGAAGACCAAGTGGGATATTTGTTCCATCAGAAGATGTCGTAGTTAATTATGGTGCAAGTGATTTAGAAACTTGTGAACGTGCTACTCATGTTATGCGTAAATCATTTAATGAAATACGCAAAATGCAAGTTAATGGTTTCTATAAAGATATTGAATTGCCTGATCCTACTAATTCATATTCTGATATACAAGAAAAATACAACGAACTTACTGGTGAGAATGTAGGCGATAGATATGATCAACGTCATACATTGCTTGAAATGCAAGTTAATCTTGATTTACCAGGATTTGAAGATACTGTTGATGGAGAGAATACAGGTATTCAATTGCCTTATGTTGTAACAATAGATTATGGCAGTTCAACAATATTAAGTATTAGAAGAAACTTTTACGAAGATGATAAGCAAAAACAAAGACGTTCTCATTTTGTACATTATCAATACTTACCAGGTTTAGGATTTTATGGTTTTGGTTTAGTTCACATGATAGGTGGATTAGCCAAATCAGCTACAAGTTTATTAAGACAATTAGTTGACTCTGGTACTTTATCTAATTTACCAGGTGGTCTTAAATCTAGAGGTCTTAGAATCAAAGGTGATGATACTCCTATCATGCCAGGTGAGTTTAGAGATGTTGATGTACCAGGCGGTGCTATTAAAGATAATATAACTTTCTTACCCTATAAAGAGCCTTCTCAGACTCTCTATTCCTTACTCAACACTATTGTTGAAGAAGGTCGTAGGTTCGCAAGTATATCTGATATGAAAGTGTCTGACATGAACTCACAAGCTCCTGTAGGTACTACACTTGCATTGCTTGAGAGAAACATGAAAGTTATGTCAGCAGTACAAGCAAGGCTTCATGCTTCAATGAAAAAAGAATTTGAGATTCTTGTTGGCATTATTAAAGACTTTGGCAATCCAAGTTATCCATATGATACTGATGAAGAAGAAGATATTAAATCATCAGACTTTGATCAAAGAGTTGATGTATTACCAGTATCTGATCCTAATGCATCAACAATGGCTCAAAGAATTATGCAATATCAAGCAGCATTTCAATTGGCAACTTCTGCACCAGAAATGTATGACCTTAGAGAACTACATAGACAAATGCTTGAAGTTCTTGGTATTGAAAATGTAGATGATATTATTCCTGAAGTAGGAGATATACCACCAGTTGATCCTGTATCAGCAGTACAAAATTTAATTAACAATAAACCAGTTAAAGCATATGAGTTCCAAGACCATGATGCACATATCCAAACTGTTGCAGCAGCACAGGATAATCCTGAAATACAAGCCATTTTAGGTAAAACTCCAAACGCTCCTTCTATTCTAGCTGCTGCATCAGCCTATGTTAATGAACATTTAACAATGAAGTTTAGAGATCAAGTGGAACAAGAAATGGGTATAGAGCTACCACCTCTTGGTGAGCCATTACCAGCAGATGTTGAAAAACGTATTTCTGAGCTTGTTGCAGAAGCAGCATCTAGAGTTACACAAAAAGCCATGATGCAAGCAGAACAAGAAAGAATAAATGAGCAAATGCAAGACCCATTAATACAAGCTAAACAAGCAGAGATAGCTATTAAAGAAGCAGAAGTACAACGTAAGGCACAAGCAGATGCAGCACGTTTACAATTAGCAGCACAAAAACAACAAGATCAAAAAGAACTTGAAGAAAGAAGAATTAGTTCACAAGAACAAATTGCAGGTGCTAATATTGGTCAGAAGATTGCTAGCGATTTGCTAGACAGTAACTTGCAAAATAAAAAACAAGCAGCAAAAGAATTTAAAGAAGGTGTTGACATAGCTAAAGATATGGTTAAAGATATCAATACGAATGACTAATGACATCAAAGAGCTATCACTTTTTGAATATTTGCAAAAAAAATATAGAGATGCTTTGAATGAACACGCAGATCATATTGCTACAGGAAACTGTAAAGATTTTGCAGAGTATAAAAGATTGACTGGTGTCATCGAGGGTTTAGCCCTTGCAGAACGAGAACTTTTAGATTGGATAGAAAGGAACGTTAAAGAAGAATAGGAACTCGACTCCTAAATGTCGTGCAAAAATATGAGTAAAGAAAAAAAAATACCTCAACCAGAAAGCGTAAAAAAGCCAGAAGTAGATAAAGAAACTAAAAAACAATTACCTGATCCAAAAGGATATAGAATTTTAGTTGCTATGCCGAAAGCAGAAGAAGTTACAGATGGTGGAATCATTAAAGCATCTAGCACTATCAGAGATGAAGAAGTAAGTAATATCTGTGGATTTGTACTTGAACTTGGTCCTGATGCATACGCTGATGAAAGAAGGTTTCCAAGTGGACCTTATTGTAAAAAAGGTGATTGGGTAATATTTCGTGCTTATTCAGGCACTAGAATGAAAATGTATGGACAAGAGTTTCGTTTAATAAATGATGATACTGTGGAAGCAGTTGTCGAAGACCCTACAGGAGTAGTTAGAGCATGAATGATCAAGTAAATGAAAAAATTGAAACTGAATTTGTTCAAAATGAAAATGGACAAATAAAACCACAAACAAACGAAGATAAGTTTTTTGGTGTTAAAACAGAAATTAAAAGACCAAATCCAGAAGAAGATTTTAAAGTTGAAGTTATTGATGACACTCCAGAAGAGGATAGAAGACCTCCCAAACAAGAAATACCAGAAGCACCTGTAGATGATGATTCTATAGATGCTGAAATTACTGAATACAGTAAACGTGCTGGTGATCGTATAAATAAAATTAAATACGAATATCACGAAGAGAGAAGGGCTAAAGAAGCTGCTGAAAGACAAGCTAGAGAAGCCACAAATACGCTTAAAAATCTTATGACTGAGAATCAAAGATTGCAAGCAATGGTTAATCAAGGTGGTGAAGTTCTTAATAAACAAGCATATAACAATGCTTTATGGGCAAAACAAAATGCTCAAGCTAAATATAAAAAAGCATATGAAGAAGGTGATGCAGATGCTATGGCACTTGCTCAAGAAGAAATATCTAGAGCAGTATTAGCAGAACAAAGTGCAGGAAGATATGCACAATCAGTGCAATCACAATTTGCACAACAGTTTCAAACACAACAACCACAGGTTCAACCTGTGCAAGAACAACAGCTTGATCCAGAAATGCAAGCATGGTCAGCTAAAAACCCTTGGTTTATGAATAATAGTAATGCAAAGCATAGAGAAATGACTTCTTATGCTTTAACTCTTGATCAAAGATTGCAAAACAAAGGCATAGACCCAGAAAATAATTCAAAACAGTATTACGCAGAAATAGATAAAGAATTGCGTAATGCATATCCAGATTTTTTTGGTGTTCAACCTTCAATAGATATTGAAGAAGAAAACCAAACTAGACAACCTTCAAACGTTGTTGCACCAGCATCGAGGTCGACTGGTGGTAAAACTAACCCTCGCAGTATACGATTGACTCAGACGCAAGTTAAATTAGCACGTCAACTTGGAATTAGTCCAGAGCAATACGCAAAACAATTACTAAAGGAGACTTAAATGTCAGACGAAAATAATATAAATAAAGAAGTTGTAGAGACTTCTGAAGAACAAGTGCGTACCCCTAGGGGATCAGAAGATCGAGAGATTATCCAGCGACCAGAAAGCTGGGAAAACCCATCTAACTTACCAAGTCCTAATCCTCAAGAAGGTTGGGTCTTCAGGTGGATAAGAACAAGTTTATTAGGTAAAACTGATAATCCTAATGTTTCAAAAAAATTCAGAGAAGGTTGGATTCCTTGCAAGGCAGAAGATCATCCTGAGTTACATATTCACATGATGGACTACAAATCTGAATGGGCAGAGAAAGGAAATATTGAAGTTGGTGGGCAACTGTTATGCAAGATGCCAAAAGAGAAAGCGAAAGCTAGAGATGAGCACTTCCAAAGAATGGCTCAAAATCAAATGGAATCTGTTGATAACATATATTTTAAGGATCAAGATTCTAGAATGGCTACCAAACAAGTATTTGAACGAAAATCTCAAACAACTTTTGGTAAAAAGTCCTAGTTTCTTGTAATAGTAATTTTATAAACAGGAAAAATTATGGCAAGTTCAGCTACACCTATGGGTGCTAGACCTGTAAGTTCATTAGTATCTTGTGCATACAATGCGAAAATAACTCATTATAAAATCAAAAATGCATATGGAACATCCATATTCTATGGAGATTTTGTAAAGTGGGCAGATGACAATCCTAATACTACTATCCAAAAGGATACTGGTACAACGACTCTAACCCCAATCGGTGTTTTCCTTGGATGTGCTTATACTGATCCTACAACAGGTCAATTCACCACAAATCAATATTTTCCAGCTTCAATAGCTGCTGATGATATTGTTGCGTATGTTGCTTCTGATCCATTCGTGGTCATGCAGATGCAATCAGACGAATCACTTACTCAAGATGATTTGGGTAAAAATGTCGGAGTCGTTCAAACTGCTGGGTCAACTAACATTGGCACAAGTAGAAATGCGATTGATGGAAGTACAGCAGCTACTACCAACACACTACCATTAAAGATTATCGATTTTATTGATGGTCCTGATAGTGAAGTTGGAGACAGCTATACTGACGTATTGGTGATGTTCAACGTAGGACATCAATTACTTAACACAACAGGCATAGGCTAATAGGAGAATATTATGGCAGCTATTTCAAGAGCAAATGAGCTAAAACAACTCCTTCCAGGTCTTAACGCACTGTTTGGAGATGAGTACAACAATTACGAGAATGAGCATGAGCAAATCTATGTAACTGAGAATTCTGAGAGATCATTCGAAGAAGAACTCAAGTTATCAGGTTTCGCTGCTGCTCCAGTAAAAGATGAAGGTGCATCTATATCTTTTGATACAGCACAAGAATCTTTTGTAGCTCGTTACACACACGAAACTATTGCTTTAGGTTTCTCAGTTACTGAGGAAGCTATGGAAGATAATCTTTATGTAAGTTTATCTGCTAGGTATACTAAAGCATTAGCAAGAGCAATGGCTTACACTAAGCAAGTCAAATCAGCTTATCCACTTAATAATGGATTTACTAACTCTTTCCAATCTGGAGATGGTGTAAATTTATTTACAGCAAGTGGTGATGGTGTAACAGGTGGTGATGGTCATCCATTAGTATCTGGCGGTAAGAACTCTAACAGACCAGTCACTGGTGCTGACTTGAACGAAACATCTTTAGAAGATGCAGTAATTCAAATTAGTAAGTGGACTGATGAAAGAGGTCTTAAAATTGCAGCTAGACCTAAGAAGTTGATCGTTCCTACTGATCTACAGTTCGTAGCTACTCGTCTACTAGACAGTGAGTACAGAGTTGGAACTGCTGACAATGACATCAATGCAATCAGAAACAATGGTGTGATTCCAGAAGGCTTCTCAGTTAATCATTATTTAACTGATACTAATGCTTTCTTTATCATTACTGATGTGCCTGATGGCATGAAGCATTTTGTCAGAAGTCCAATGACTACAAGCATGGATGGAGACTTTGATACTGGAAATGTAAGATATAAAGCTAGAGAAAGATATTCATTTGGAGTATCTGATCCGCTTGGTATCTGGGGTTCACCAGGCTCAAGCTAAAACTTTAAGGGGAGCTTTTGCTCCCCTTTTTTTCGTTCTAGGGATTTTTTAATTTGTCTATCAACTGCCCTAGCAGACTTGCCAAGATGATAGATATTTTCTTTTAGGAGAAAAAAATGGCTAATACAACTTTTACTGGAGCCGTAAGATCAGAAAATGGTTTCCAATCAATAACAAAAAATACAACTACAGGTGCAGTTACTGTAGAGGCAACTTATGACGTAAGACCTAATTTTAGAACAACTGTAGATAACTCAACACTTAATACTGGTGCTGCGGTTACAACTACACTTACTACAAGTCAGTCAGGAACTATCTTTGAAGTAGATGGAACTGATGATATTGTGGTAAATATGCCAGCTTTAAGCACAGATAATGTTGGTACTTCTTATGAGTTCTTTGTAACAACCGCAGTTGGTTCAGGAAAAACAGTTACATTTGTTCTACCTGGTGCTGGAGTTTCAAACTTCTTTGGTGCTTTATCACTTATGGGTGGTGCTGCTGCTAATCCAGCTTCTGATGTTGCAGGTGATACTTTAACTTTACCAGCAACTGTAGCTGTAAATGCTAGAGTAAAACTTACTTGTATCTCAGATGATGGCACTAACTCTACTTGGAAAGCAGAAACTCTATCTACTCCAATAGCAACTATTGCTTAATAGGAGAATACTATGAGTTTAACATCAGCAACAGATGTTCAAGCAGTATTCATTGAGGCTGATACTGATGCACTAGATGCAGATAGCATCAGCCAATCTCAAACACCATCAGGTGCAGGTAATTTAACCATTAATGGTGCAAAAGCCTCTGGTGGTGTTGCTACTTTTAATTCTGCTAGACAAGTAACAATTACTTCAGCAGGAGATGATCAAGCTAGAACATTTACAATAACAGGAACAGATGTTAATGGTTTTACAATTACTGAAGCAGTAACTGGTGCTGATACAGCAGCAGCAACAAGCACGAAACATTTTAAGACAGTAACTCAAATAGCAGTAGATGACGCTACTGCTGGTGCAGTTACGGCTGGTATGAATACATCTGCTATAGCAGTTATATTTGCAGGTCGTTCACGACTTAAAGGTGCTTTTATAGTTAATTCTTCTACAGCAGGAACTGTTTCTTTTAGAGATAGTTCAGATGCTGGAGAAAGTGGTACAACTAAATTGCAGTTAGGAACTGTAGCTAGTGCAACTGCTGAAAGAGATGTAACCATTCCTGGTGAAGGTGTAGTATTTATAGATGGAATTTATATTCCATATACAGCAGGTACTACAATATTTACCAGTATTACAGCGTTCCACGCATAAAAAGGTATTATTATGAAATATATAATTGCAGAAAATGGAAACTTTCCTCCACAATATAATGTTTTAGAGGAAAGCGAAGATGGTATTTACAGAGTTGTTTTTGGACCAGACCCTGATTTAGAGGATGCCCAAAGAAAACACGCTGAATTATCTGGTATCACAAAAAGAGCTAAAAAAGAAGATGGCACATTTAAAGCAGATGATCCATCAACTCCAGATATAAATGAAGCATATGTTTCTGGTAAGAAGCCTGTTAAAAAGAAAACTGTAAAAAAATCACCAGCTAAGAAAAAAACTGTAGCTAAGAAAAAAACAGTTAAGAAAAAATAGTGTTAGATAAGACTCTATTGATGAATGAACTTCGTCAATGGAGTCGCACTGTATTAGAAAATCCGCAGGAAAAATTTAATAATCTTCCTGCTTGTCCACACGCAAAAAAAACTTGGGATAATAACAAAGTAAATGTTGTTATAAGTGAGTGTGATATGTGGTCAGACCTTATGGATTACATTATAAATTTTGATGATAGTTATGATGTAATTATTTATTGTGGTGATGATTATGAAAATATTACCGCAGATGAAGTAGATACAAGAATTAATTTACTTAATCAAAAAGCAAATAAATATAATTTATATGTAATGGGTTCGCATCCTGATACTGAAATAAAATTTGCAACTGAACAAGAAGAATTTCAAGGATTATTTGAAGATGATTACTATCAGATATTTATTCAAAGATTAGATATATTAGTAAAAGCATCTGATAATATTTTTAAAAAAGGTTATTATAAAAATTATAATAATGAACAATTTAACTCACAAATATTAAACAGGAGAAAATTATGCGAGATATGAAAAAAATGGGCGGTAAAAAAACCAAAGTAAATAAAATGGGCATGGGTCAAAAAACTGGTGTAATGAAAAAAAACATGGGTAAAAAAACTGAAATGCGTAATATGCAAGGTGGCATGGGTACCAAAATAGAAAACTTTAAAGACATGATGTATAAAAAGTTTGGCGGTAAAACATAAACCAGTAAACTTTTTTATTATTTAAATATTTTCTATGCCTATAAGAAAGAAGGCTGAAATGCCTGCTAGGAATAAAAAAAACTTTAGACCTACTAAGTCTGGTGCTGGTATGACTGAAGCTGGTGTAAAAGCCTATAGAAGATTAAATCCTGGTTCTAAATTAAAAACTGCTGTTACTGGTAAAGTAAAAAAAGGTAGTAAAGCTGCAAAACGCAGAAAGTCTTATTGTGCAAGATCACTTGGTCAATTAAAAAGAAGTTCAGCTAAAACAAGAAATGATCCTAACTCTAGAATTAGACAGGCTCGTAGAAGATGGAAGTGTTAAATGGTAATGACTAGAGCTAACTTTGGTGTTATAACTAAAAAAGCACCTGCAACGAAAAAAAAATATGCCGTTAAAAAAAGGAAGATCAAGAAAAAAAATAAGCGATAATATATCTATGCTTATAAAAGAAGGTAAACCTCGTAAACAAGCAGTGGCTATAGCTTTGCAAAAAGCAGGTAAAAAAAGGAAAAAATAAATGGCAACAAGCGGAACAACTACATTTAATTTAGATTTATCAGATATCATGGAAGAAGCCTATGAGCTTTGTGGTCTTGTTATGCGTTCTGGTTATGAATATCGTACAGCTAAACGAGCATTAAATTTAATTTTTCTTGAATGGCAAAATAAAGGTTTAAATCTTTGGAAGATTGAACAAGATACTATTACATTAGTTGCAGGAACATCTTCTTATGCTGCTGATACAAGTGCATTAGAAGTAGTTGATGTTTTTATAAGAACAGATGCAGGTGATACATCTAATCAATTTGACCAAACATTAAATAGAATATCTAGAACACAATATAATCATCAAGCTAAAAAACTTACACAAGCTAAACCTACACAGTTTTATGTAGATAAAGGCACATCAGGAATTAATCTTGTAGTTTGGTCTACACCAGATAGTGCACAAACTTATACTTTAGTTTATGACTATATTAAAAGAATAGAAGATGCAGGTGATCCTGCTTCTAATAATGCTGATGTACCAGCACAATATTTACCATGCCTTACTTATGCTTTAGCTTATAACATTGCTTGTAAATCACCAGAAGCATTGCAAAGAATACCTATGATTAAAATGCGATATGATGAGCTTTGGAATGAAGTCAGTGATGCTAATAGAGAAAGAGCATCAGTTAAATTTGTTCCTGATAGCAGTGTTTATACTAATTACTAATGTACGCAAAAGGTTCAAAAGCACTTGGCATATGCGATAGATGTGGTTTTACTTATAAACTTGCAGAATTAAAATACGAAGTTCAAGATGAAGTAAGAAATGGTTTAAGAGTATGTTTTAGTTGTTTGATCCAGATCAACCTCAATATAGAGATGGTCAATTACAAACATCAGACCCACAAGCATTGTATAAGCCTAGAACAGATTCAGGAGAAAAAAGTTCAACATCTTATTATGGATTTGATCCTGTTACAGGAATTGGTATTGTAATGCAAGGTAATATTGGTAAAGTAACTATAACAACAGATTAAAATGACATACGCAGAACTTAAAAGTTTAATACAAGACTATACGCAAAATACTGAAAGTCAGTTTGTTGCTGATTTGCCTACATTTATTCAACAAACAGAAGAACGTATTTTAAAATCTGTTCAACTTCCTGTATTTAGAAAAAATGTAACTGGACAAACTTCAGATGGAAATCAATATCTTGCAACACCTACAGATTTTTTAGACAATTTTTCATTAAGTGTTACTGTTAGCGGATCACAAACATTTTTATTATTTAAAGATGTAAATTTTATTAGAGAAGCATATCCTAGTGCTACAAGCACAAGTGTTCCAAAACATTATGCAATATTTGATGATAATAATTTTATATTAGGTCCTACGCCTAATGATAGTTATACTATGGAATTACATTATTTTTATAGACCTGTATCATTAACAGCAGGCTCTGATAGTGGAACTACATGGTTATCAGAAAATGCAGTTAATGCTATGTTATATGGATCATTATTAGAAGCATATATTTATATGAAAGGT